GTGCGGACCAAGATCATCGGCAGCATCACGGTGGAGAAGGAGCAGCAGGCCCGCCGGGTCTCGCACGACCTCAACTATTTCCTGCTGGACCGCATGAGCGAGTTCCGCGCGGAGCATGAGCGGCTGCTGTTCAGCCTGCCGTTGGCCGGCGCGGCGTTCAAGAAGGTCTACTACGACCCCAGCCTGGGACGCCCGGTGTCGATGTATATTCCGGCGGAGGACTTCGTGGTGCCCTACGGGGCCAGCGATCTTATCTCGTGCCCGCGCTACACGCACATCATGCGCAAGTATCCCAACGAGGTGCGGAAGCTGCAAGTCGTTGGGTTCTATGCGGACGTGGACCTGCCCGAGCCTACGATGACGGTGCGGGAGATCCAGCAGGCCAAGGATGACCTGTCCGGCGAGGACATGGTTCAGAACGACGACCGGCACACGCTGCTGGAGATCAACGTGGAGCTGGACCTGGAAGGGTTTGAGGACTGCGACGAAGACGGCGAGCCTACGGGCGTGGCGCTGCCGTATGTCGTGACCATTGATGAGCAGTCAGGCACGGTCTTGTCGCTCTATCGCAACTGGAGGGAAGAGGACCCGCTCAAGCTCAAGCGTATCCACTACGTCCAGTATAGCTACATCCCCGGCTTTGGGTTCTACGCCTTCGGGCTGATCCATTTGGTTGGCGGCATCGCCAAGAGCGCGACCAGCATCCTGCGGCAGCTCGTGGACGCGGGAACGCTGGCGAACCTGCCGGCGGGCCTCAAGGCGCGCGGGCTGCGGATCAAGGGCGACAGCACGCCGCTGATGCCGGGCGAGTTCCGCGACGTTGACGTTCCAAGCGGGGCGATCAAGGACGCCATCACCTTCCTGCCGTATAAGGAGCCGTCGCAGGTTCTGGCCGCGCTCCTCGGCACCATGGTGGAGGAGGGGCGGCGCTTCGCGTCGATTGCCGATCTTCAGATTGGCGACGCCAACCAGCAGGCCCCGGTCGGCACTACGCTCGCGCTGATGGAGCGCGCGATGAAGGTGATGTCGGCGGTTCAGGCTCGGCTGCACGCCTCGCTCAAGCAAGAGCTTGACCTGTTGGTGGACATCATCAAGACCAACATGGGCACGGACTACGACTATGATACGGACCCCGGCACGACACGGGAGAAGGACTACGACGGGCGCGTGGATGTGATCCCGGTCACGGACCCCAACGCGGCGAGCCTGTCGCAGCGGGTGGTTCAGTATCAGGCGGCGCTACAGCTCGCGCAGGGCGCGCCGCAGATGTATGACCTGCCGGAGCTGCACCGGCAGATGCTGGGCGTTCTGGGTATCAGCGGTGTGGACAAGATCATCCCACGCACGGACCAGATGAAGCCGCTGGACCCGGTGACGGAGAACATGGCGATCTTGAACGGCAAGCCCGTCAAGGCTTTCGTGTATCAGGACCACAAGGCGCACATCCAGGTTCATCAGACCGCGATGCAGGACCCTAAAATCCAAGCGATTGTCGGCCAGTCTCCCCTGGCGTCCGCGATTATGGCGGCGGCCTCCGCGCACATGAACGAGCATGTCGCGTTCCAGTATCGGCGCGAGATTGAGTTGCAGCTCGGCGTCACCTTGCCGGCAGAAGGCGAGCAACTGCCCGAGGATGTTGAGGTGGATGTCTCTCGGCTCTCGGCTTTGGCCGCGGTCAAGCTGCTGCAGAAGGACCAGGCCGAGGCGCAGCAGATGGCGCAGCAGCAGCAGGCGCAGGACCCCATCGCGCAGGCGCAGCAGGCCGAGCTACAGATCAAGCGCGACGAGTTGATGCTGAAGAACAAGACGGCAGATGCGGACGTGCAGCTACGTATGCAGCAGTTGGCCGTGGAGCAGGAGCGCATCGCGTCGCAAGAACGCACGGCGCGCGCAGCGTTGATGTTCAAGGCGCAGGCGCAGAACGAGGAGAATACGATGGCGCGGGAGGCGGCGCAGGTTAAGCGAACGCTGGATAGCGTGGCCGCGGCGGCGTCGCTCGGGGAGAAGCAGTCCGCGCAGGACCTGGCGCAGGCCACGCAGACCCAGTCTCAAGTAGCCGCCATGGCATCGCTCGGCGAGAAGCAGTCTGCGCAAGACGCCGGGGACGCAGATCGGAAGCTACAGGCGGCGGAGATGCTCTTGAAGATGGCCATGCAAGGTGATCAGACTCCGGCCTCGCAGGCGGCGCCGTCCCTGCCGCCCACAGAGGGGGCTGTGTAAATGGTGTTGGACTCCATCGAAGGCGGCGTGTTGAGCCTCTTGCGGTCCAATATCCGCACTGCGCTGAACGAGCGTGCGGACCATATCGCAGGCGGCGGCGCGGTTGACTACCCCGAGTATCGGCACCAGTGCGGCGTCATCGAAGGTCTTGCCCTGGCCGAACGAGAGCTGTTGGACCTGATCGAGCGTGTCGAGAAGACCGCCTAAGCTATCGGCCATATCGGCCGCAAGGGCCGCGTCACCCTCAAGGCGCGCACGGAGAATACAACCTATGCTAGCGTCCCTAGACATAAAGCCATACGTGGCCCCCAAAGCTAAAACCGCCACCCAGCTTCCTGCTCCGAAAGGGTATAAGCTACTGATCACGCTTCCTGAATTGGAAGAAACGACGGCGGGGGGTATCTACATCCCCGGCGCCGTTCGAGAGGCCGAACAAACGGCCTCGATGGTAGGCTTCGTCTTGAAGCTGGGGACCCTCGCGTATAAAGACGAGAAGCGGTTCCCGGATGGTCCTTGGTGCAAGGAAGGCGATTGGGTGCTGTTCCGCGCCTACTCCGGCACCCGGATCAAGATTCACGGCAAGGAGTTCCGCCTCATCAACGACGACACCGTGGAAGCCGTCGTTGAAGATCCCAGAGGAGTGCAACGGGTATGAGCGAGTCAGTAGCGGTCCAGATGGACGACGACGATGACGGCGGCGTAGAGATCACGATTGTCGATGATGTTCCCGAGGCAGACCGCGCGCGGTTCGTCGCGCCGGATAGCACCGACAGTGACGATGATATCACGGTCGCGCCGTCGGAAATCTCGCAATACAAGACGGATGTTCAGAAGCGCATCAAGGATCTGAGCTTCAAGGCGAACTCTGAGCGGCGCGCGAAAGAGACAGCGGTCCGCGAACGCGAAGCCGCGGTTAACTACGCTGCGGGGCTTATCGCCGAGAACAACCGGCTCAAGCACTACAGCGCCCACAACGAAACCGCGCTGGTGACCACCGCCAAAATTCGGTCTGAAGAACAGATCGCCGGGTTGAAGCGGGACGCCAAGGAAGCGTTTGAGAGCGGCGACACAGATCGGTTCCTGGAGATGCAGGAGCAGATGCAGCGCCGTGTGGCTGAGCATACGCGCTACGCGGAGTATGTCCCGCAGCCTGTGGTTGAGACGCCGATGCCGGAGGTGCGGCAACAGACCGCGGCGGAGGTGGTCCCCGACAAGATCGCGGTTGAGTGGTATGACAAGAACAAATGGTTCCAAGCAGAAGGGGATGAAGAGGCAGAGATGACTGCCTATGCCTTCGGGATCAGCGACATTCTCATTAACAAGAAAAATCTTGACCCTCGATCCTCGGAATACTACGCTGAAATTGACGCCGCCGTTCGCAGGACGTTCCCGCGGTATGCTGGCTTCAAAACAAGCGCCTCGGCAAGTGATGTGACGAGACGCCCGGTATCGGTAGTAGCAGCGGCAACACGTAGCCCCCGCACTGCCCGCAAAGTGCATCTTACCGCAAGCCAGCAGAGTATCGCCCGTCGGCTGGGGCTTACCCTAGAACAATATGCTGCACAGTTGTGAAGGTAGCACCCATGTCTGACCGCCCTGAACAACGCTCACGCCGACTGGACCAAACGGAACCGTCGGACCAAACTGAGCGCCAAGACCGCGTCCCCCGCACGCTCGACGTTCGAGCCGCGCAAGTTGCCCCCGCGTCGTGGAAGCCCCCCGCTATTCTCCCCGACCCGGTCCCCGAACCAGGGTATGTATACCGCTGGATTCGCACCTCTATGGCTAACTCGCCAGACAATACCAATGTCAGCCGGCAATTTCGTGAAGGGTATGTGCCCGTTCGCGCTGAAGACCATCCCGAACTCATGATCGAGGCTGATGCGGGAAGCCGGTTCAAAGGTAATGTCGAAGTTGGTGGTCTACTTCTCTGCAAGATTCCGGCTGAACTCTCACGGCAACGTGCAGAATACTATCAGAACCAGACTCGTCAGCAGATGGACAGTATCGACAACAACTTCATGCGAGAGAGTGATCCTCGGATGCCCGTCCTACGGTCGGAACGCACCTCGAAGGTCACATTCGGAACTGGGCTGAAAGGATGATCCTCAAGCCCGTCTTTAATCCCAACGCAGAAAGGTAACAGGAGATGGCTTCTACATCCACTCCATACGGCTTTCGAGCCGTGAATCTGCTGGGTGGCCGAAATTACGCTGGCGCCACCCGGTTCATTTCTATCGCGTCTGGCTACGCCGTGAACATCCAAGTTGGCGATCCTGTGGTCATTGTTGCCGCGGGAACCATCGAACGGATGAACGCGACGACGACTGCTACGACTGTCACCAACACGGGCGGCACTGCCGGCTTTGCAGGTGTGTTCGTGGGTTGCCAGTATACTGACGCCACGACGGGCTTCACCACCCGCCAAACGTATGTCGCGGGCACGGTTGCCACCGACATCATGGCGATGGTTGTGGATGATCCGGACGCACTGTTCCAGCTTCAGGCCAATGGCACGCTGGCGCAGGCTACTCTGGGGGCCAACGCGGCCATCATTCAGACGGTTGCGGGTGCGGGCACCTACATGCCGTCTGGGTTGCAGTTGCAAATCTCCAGTGTGGCTACGACCGCCACGCTTCCGGTTCGTATCGTTGACTTCGTTAACGCGCCGGGCAGCACTATCGGCGATGCGTTTACCGATGTCATCGTGCGGATCAATACCCACTTCCAGCGCCAGACTAGTGGCATCTAACAGAAGGAGTTGAGACATGGCTATTTCTCGCGCACAGCTCCTCAAGGAGCTGCTTCCCGGTCTGAACGCATTGTTTGGGTTGGAATACAAACGCTACGCGGAAGAGCACAAGGAAATCTACGAGGTCGAGTCCTCGGAGCGTTCCTTTGAAGAGGAGACGAAACTCTCCGGCTTCAATATTGCTCCGGTGAAAACGGAAGGCGGGGCCATTGCGTATGATAACGCGCAGGAAGCCTGGACCGCTCGCTTCACCCACGAGACTATCGCTATGGGTTTCTCCATCACTGAAGAAGCGATGGAAGATAACCTCTACGACAGTCTGTCTGGCCGTTACACCAAGGCGCTCGCGCGCTCCATGGCGTATACGAAGCAGATGAAGGCCGCGACGCCGCTGAACAACGGCTTCACCACCTACCTTTCGGGTGATGGGGTTGCCCTGTTCAGCGCGAGCCATCCGCTGGTTTCAGGCGGGTTGAACGCGAATCGTCCCACGACGGGCGTTGACCTCAACGAGACCTCGCTGGAAGCTGCCGTGATTGCCATCGCGGCGTGGACTGACGAACGTGGGTTGCTCATTGCTGCCCGTCCCGTCAAGCTCATTATTCCTACCGCGCTGATGTTTGTCGCTACTCGCATTCTGGAAACAGAGCAGCGGGTTGGGACGGCTGACAACGACATCAACGCCTTGAAGAACAATGGCAGCATCCCGAAGGGCTACAGTGTCAACCACTTCCTGAACGATACCAACGCTTGGTATCTCGTCACGGACGTGCCGAATGGCATGAAATACTTCAATCGCGTGGCGCTGAACACGTCGATGGATGGTGACTTCGATACCGGCAACGTGCGCTACAAGAGCCGGGAACGCTACAGCTTCGGCGTTTCTGATCCGCTTGGCATGTATGGGTCGCCGGGATCCACCTAACTCTAGTGCAGGGGCGCTTCGGCGTCCCTGCATCGCCTTCCAGTAACTATACGATCCTGTAGACAGCACTGGCTGACGCTGCATAGACTACAGGATACACCTCATGCAGGAGACTTCTTATGGCTACATCCACTTTTTCCGGTCCCGTTCGCGTCGGTAATGCGTCCGCTGCGGCGGTGCTGCTGGCCACGACGACCCTTTCGCTGGTCCCGACGGCGGCCGCGAACACCGACCTTACCATTCAAATGCCCGCCGGCATTGCTGGCGTCATCCGTCTCACGTCTTTCACCACCACGGCGTATACGGGAAATACTGTCACGGTTCAGGTCGGCACAACCTCCGGCGGTTCAGAAGTTGTTGCGGCGGTATCCATCAAAGCTGCGGGTACTGTAGCGCACACTTTGGTGGCTGCCGGTCTTGGGGTTGATCTAGCCCTCCCCTCCAGCAGCATTCTATATGTGCGTATTGTGCAGACCGCGACTGTAACTGCGGTTGGCGCGGGCACGATGGTTGTTGAGTTCATTCCTGGTGCTCCGTAGCGGATAGCCATTGGGCGTTTTAGTCCTTGTGACGGAACGCCCTAGCGCCGCTACAATCGGCTGGGTTCAACAAGGAGTGGCAGAATGCCTAGTTCGTCAAGTTTGGTTACCATCACGCGGCCAGCGGACACTACTGCGTACACGGCAAATGATGTTGTAGGCGGCGCGATATCGTTTCCCGCCCTCGCCTGGAACGGGGCCGACTTTATCATCACCAGCGCAACACTGGCGATAAACATAGCCGCCGTGCCGTCCGGCATGACCAGCTTCCGGGCGTATCTATACAATGTCACTCCGCCGAGCGCGCTGGCTGACAATGCGGCCTGGGATCTTCCGTCTGGTGATCGTGCGGCCTATATCGGGTATGTTGACTTTGGCACCCCGGTTGACCTTGGGTCCACGCTGTATGTCCAGTCTGACGGCGTGAATGCGGCAATTAAATCGTCCAGCATCACTATATTCGCCTACCTGGTCACGATAGGCGCGTTCACCCCCGCCGCCTCTACAGTCTTCACAGCCACGCTCCACAGCTTGCAGGGCTAGTCGTGGACACCGCGACCGCATACGACCTGCTTCTCGCCACACCTGCGCCGAAGTTCAAGTGCGACTTCACGCAGATATCGACGCTGCCGAACGAGATCACGTTCTCCCGCGCCGGCAACGCGATGCAGTTTGATGCGACGGGGACGCTGACGTGGGCGCCGAATAATATTCTGACGTATTCCAATGATCTGACGCAGGCAATCTGGACAAAATCGGGCACCACTGTTTCGGGCACAGCCGTGGCTCCAGACGGAAGCATTGCACAGGGTTTGATTGAGAATGGCGCCACAAGCGGGCATTCTGCATCAAACACAATCGCCATAGCGGCAGGTTACACAGTTCTTGTGACGGTTATTGCTAAATCTTTCGGCGATCAATTTCTTGTCGTAGGTGGGGGAGGCACGGGCAGGTTCTTTGATCTGTCTGCTGGAATTCTCGGAGGAACGACCGGGTTTAGTGTTCCACTAACTTCAACGATCACTTCGCTAGGGAACGGCTGGTATCAGTGTAGCATTACCTTCACATCGATAGGCGGCATTGCCGGCCTTCAGTGTTATCTAAGCAAAAATGGCACATCCATTAGCTATGCGGGTGATAGCACAAACGGCGTTTATATAGCGGCATCTCGACTTTCTTTGGTGACATACGAGAGCGCGCCTCGTGCTGGCGATAACGTCG